GACAATAACTTCACCAGTATCTTGATCTAAGGCAAAACCACCAACTATTCCACTAATAGGTTTAGGAAGTATTTGTACGACTTTTTGATCTTTTGTAAACATTATAAAATTCCTTACAAACTTAGAGAATATGAAACCTGAACCACGTTACCAGAAGAAACAGGCTGATCCCCACCAGTAAATACCCCTGCTGATAATAAAGTGCCAGCAGTTGACATTAATGTTGTAACAGCACCTGTGCCATAAACAATAAAAGCACCTTTTAAAGTACCAGCACCCGTCATTGTAAAACTTGTTGCTGTTGATAAGCTAATTGCGCCAGCAGTAGCCGTTCCAAAAGCAGGTGTTCCTCGTGATGCAAAAGTAGGCGCATTAGTAGAGCCAGCTTCAGTCCAACCCCCATGTGCTGCCATTGTATCCCCAGCATTAGGGCCTGTTGTGTAAGATACAGAAGATATCAAGCCCATGTATGGGCCAGTAACATTATAAGCTGAACCAGTTAATGCTGTTTGCAACATTAAATTTTTACCAACTGTAGCAACTACGTTATGAAAAGTATCTTCCCAAACTAATGGGCCATCTTCATATTCAAAGCATTTAAAAGTATAAACACCTTCAGCATGAGCTTGTTCGCCAAGTCCAGAAGATGATGAAATACTCATAGTTGCGCCATCAACAGCATTTAATTTATCATTCATTTTTAGTCCTCATCAAAATTAATTATAGGTTTTAAAACACATCGGCAATTTGGTAAATCAGCTGGTAAACCAAATATTTTTTGGTTATACATTGTTCCAATATAGGGTGGATTATTTAAATCATATTCTTTACCATTCATTTCAACATGCAATGGACGTTGTGTCATTCCACCGCCAGAATGTATCCAGATAAACTTTTTCACGCCATAAGCTTTAAGGCGAGTCGTATTAACAGATTGATAAGCTTTTCTTGACTGGTCAAGAGCTGTATTTCTAGCTCGCTTAATATTACCCTTATACTTTACTTTTAGAAAAGGTACAAGGTCATACATTCCTTTTCCTGTAGTAATACTACGCATAACCGCACCTTGTACTTCTGCAAGGGCTTGCTGTGGTATTAACTTAATTAAATTAGCCGCTTCTTCTGTACTTGCCTTGATAACATCTTTTAAAATTTCATTACTATAAGTCATATCTATAGTAATTTCTTTAGCAATCTCTTTTAAAGACATTCCTAATATTATACTCGAATTTTTGACAGTACGACTAATCATCATGTCAGTAGATTTTTCTGCTACTTTATTAAATCTTTTTTGCCATTTTTTCAGCAAATAATTTAAAATAATTCGTGATTGGCTGCTAATTGAAGCATCTACGCCATAACCATAAAAAGTTTTGGTTAATTCTTTTAATATATCACGATACATTAATTCAATAAGCTGTTCAGTAGGTTTGGCGTAATCTTTGCCAATCCCTACATTAGGTCGTAAAGATTTTCCTATCATGAAGGTTTATCGCCATCATTTTCATCATTAAAATCATCAGGAATATCAATAGCTCCTTCTAATCCCATTTCGTTATAACCACTGGTTTTATCTGTGGCAATACGTTGACGCTCTTCTTCACTTGAAATAATACCAGATTCAATAAGGATCGTTGCTGTCTGTGCTTTAGTTAAATTAACATTAGCAACTTCTTCCGCAGATTGGGTATCAAGCGGCAACCAGTTTAAAGTTGTTTCAATTTTAAGCTCTGGTATAAATGATTTAATCACCAACATGTGGTGTCTTTCGGCAAGTGGGGCTAGATCATGAGATTGGATTGATTCTAAAGTTTCATGATATGAGTCTTCTTCATATTGCCCTGAAGCTCCAAATCCTTTAGGTGATGTTCCTAATAACTTGGTAGCTGGCACGCCAGCAATAGCAGACACCAATTGATATTGCGTCATAATCAACGCATCAAAATCAGATAAAGAAGTATCAAACTGGTTAAATTCATCGCCTTCCTTGTCGCCCATTTTGATACCAAAGTTATCTCGGTATTGCGCCCATTGCTGCAATCTTTCAGAGGCGGCATTACTATCACCCATAACTGATTCCATATCAGTCAACCATACAGTAGTACGTTTTGACATAGCCAATTGTGGCGCTTCATTAGACGTTCTTTCAGCCGCATAGATACGTTCCATGATTTGCTGAGTTAAAGGTATCCCACCATAAATATATTGTGGTTTTAGAACATCGACAGGTTCAGCATGTTTAAATATTATCAGGTGGGATCTGTGGATCTTTTTACCGTTGATTAGCCACCAAGTCGGTTCATAGAAATGCATTGTATCTGGCTGGCTGGCAGAAGGGCCATCAAGCATCGGGGCAGTCCAATAAGGATCTACTTGCACCATACCTTTATAACTATTTGGCGTTACACCATCAATATTAAAAGGTTTTTCATAATAGAGTGGATCTGTTGATTGCACTTTAAACATGACGATGCGAATACCAAATATCCGACCTTTGCGAATAAATTCACGCATATTAAAAGATAATCGCATCGATCTATCATAATGCTTTAAAATCTTTATAGCTTTTGGATCTAGTTCCTCACCATCTACCGAAACAATGTTATAACCTTTCCTTATTGCATCATCGCCAGGCATTGCACACGCTTTATTGACCAACCAGTTCTGCGCTAATATTCCACAAAGCTGTGCGCCAATAAATCCTTGGTTTGCATACCAGAATATCAATTGGTCACTAATATTAGCTTGGCTAGAGGAATATTGCTTAAAAGAAGGATAGCCATTACTAGAATCATCCATCGCCATGCCTTCTGCTGTTGTTATAGCTGGTTGATCTCTATAAATAGCAGATAAGGCATCATGAGCTACATTAAAATGCGGCTCAAAGTCATTATGCGTAGAAAATAAGCTTTTACGCTTTTTAGGCGTTGGTACAGATTCTGTGGGTTGTTTTTTAAACCAGTTAAACATAATTTTTATCCAAAGAATGATCGTTTCTTCATGTCGCTTGATAGATTTGCCATAATAAAAGCATCTGCGATGTTTGGTGAGTTTATACCACGTTTTGCTAAATCTTTCTTAGATTCTACTTTAATGCGTCCATTATTATCATAATCTTGCAATGGTGTACACAACTCATCTATTAAAATAGTAAGATTAGGCATTTTTGAATCAATAAATATCATTTCATCATCATTAAATTCCTGTCCATTGTTAATAGCATTAAACGTATTTCTAAACCTATCCGCTACCAAATACCATGCTTGTGCTTTTATGTTAGCAAAATAGTCCTTATTTTTAATTCCAGATCGGTTATATTGATGTTCTGGCTTGGCAACCTTACCCCCTGCAAAAAACTTCTGATGTTCTATCTTTAATCTGCTTCCATTGTTTAATTCATTAAACTTTGCTCCAGAAGTAGCGCCAACCCCAATAGCATCGTAAATAATCAAGCTATTTTCTATTCTTGCTCTATTCCATACCCTTGTACACGATTTTAATAACTGATCGTCTTTACTGTGCCACATATCAGACCATGCGTTTACTGACCCATAGGCTTCCACCATGGCGCAATCATCTTCACCTGAGTCTGCTACGTCAAATCCTATTCTTCTCGTTCCTAGTGGCTCAATTTCAAGCTTAATATGCCCATCTATTGCCGCCATAACATGTGATCGCTTAATAATCGCTGCTTCATCATCATCTTTTGGCTGCCCTAGATACACATGGTCAAAATCATCATCAAATTCCTTTGCGTCCATAATAACCTTCATCATGGTAGAGGAGAGGTACGGATTATCAGGATAATTAACTTGTCGCACCAAACAATCTATGGGGGGATTTATCACAAATTTTTTATAAACAAAATCAGTCGCCAGTCTAGGATTGAACACAATAAATATCTTGGAGTTTTCTGCACGAATTGTCGGCATGATTACGCGCCATTGCTCTTCAGTTAATCCTTCTGCTTCCTCAATCCACAAAACCTCCACCCCTGTCATACCTTTAATTTCACTTAGGTTTCTATTGATCCCCAAGAAAGTGAAGTTAGATCCTGTCGTTTTATGGCGTATCTCATTTGCCAATACTACAAATTCATCTTGCAATCCAGCTAGGTCTATACATTCAATAATTGTTGACATAACAGAGTCAGACAATCTGTTTTGAAACTGCCGTACACAAAGAAACTTAACTGTGTAATTAGCGGCCATGTATACACAAAAACCAGCTGTATGATAAGTCTTACCCGATGCACGACCGCCATGCAACACATAGTACCGGTAGTCAGGATTTTCATAAAACCCTTCAAGATTAGGGTTAAGAATCGGTTTTGACATCTAATACTCCATCTGATAACCCAATACCATAAAA